CCGATGCGCGGATGCGAGATCAGCACGCTGTCATCGCTGGTCAACGCCGCCGGCCCAAATTCGCCGCGGATTCGCAGGTCGACCGCGATGGAAGAGGCAGTCAGCCAGATCACTTCACTGCGAAACTCCCATCCGGCCATGCCCTCGCGCGGCTGCAGGTCAGGAAGCACCTCATAATTGCGCACCAGCCGGTAATAAGATGGGTCGTCGCCCGCCGGCTTCCAGTCGATGCGTAGCGGCTGATCGGTTAGCGCCGCGAGCGGACCGCTCCCCGTCTGATAGGGCGCGAGGTTAGGGGTGCCCGGCGGGATGCCTGGCACCTCCACCACGCCGATGTCCCACGAGGATTGGGTCGATGCCAGTTGTGAGTTGGCATCGTCGTACACTTCGCAGATCAGGGGCACGAGGAACGCATCGGTCAGATACGATCCCTGGGGATCATCCAACAGAGTACGCACTCGTGCTTTTACCTGGCCTAGAGTCCAGCTCATGCGGATACCGCCTGGGGAAACTTAGCTGCAGGACTCGGGAGCCGCGTCATACCGCCTTACCCTTCGCAAGATCGCGCTCCGCTTTTATTTTGTTGACCGTCTTCCACTCCTCCGCGGTCAGGCGATCCATCTCCACTGCGCCGTAGGCGATGCGGGTGTTCTTGTAGGCCTGGAGCACGTCGAAGACGTGGTGGCAGTTGATGCAGAGAATCGCGCCTGCCTTGGGTACCGTCATGCAACTGGGGCAAGGCTCGGGCTGCTTGTCCGTGAGCGTATTGGCCTGCATAACCCAACGGGGCAATTCGGGGATCAGGCCTTCGTCCAGTGCCAGCCGCGCCAGGTCGCGATGGGTATCGTTCACGTTCATGCGCTGGGAGTCGTTCTCGTACCACGCATTGGCTGATTGCAGCCGCTGCAGGATAGAGGTGTTGCGCTTCTTGCGGATGGTGTTGAGGGTCTCATGGAAGTCGCGCTCGCGGACCTCTACGTAAAACTCGCCGCGGTCGCTGTAAGCCACCTCAGGAACGCGGATGGTGCCACCCTTCTTGATGCTGGTGGGGAGATGATCGCCGACATAGCAGAGCACTCCACCGAAACCGCCGTCCTGCTGCACGTATTCGCGGATGTATTCGGCTGCCAGCACCAGGGGAATCGCGGGGACCGGCTCCATCTGCATCATGTTTTGCGCATCGCAGCCCAGGTCTTTGTGTCCCCAGCGGGTTTCCCGGATCACGTGGATGGTGTAAGGTTTGCCTGCTGGACAAGCGGCAATCTCCTCAGGGAAAAAGACACCGCCATTGATCTTGAGTGGAAAAGGGTTGAGGTTGAGGATGGTGACCGGCTTGTCAGCCTCTGCTTGTTTTAGTAGCCGCTGAATCTCGGCGTAGCGTTTAGCGGTCCAGCGCTGGCCAGGATCGCGGAACTTGCCGGGATCGTTGCCCAGCAAAGCCTCCGCATTGGCGCGCTGCATTTCCGGGGTGATGACGACTGTTGCCATAGGTGAAGCTCCTTAGTAGACCTGCTGTTGTTAGAACGCGAAAGGATGTTGAGGTGCCGAAACCCAACCCACAAACAGAGGTGTCATCCCGACCGGAGCGTAGCGCAGTGGAGGGACCTGCTGTTTTATAAACCCCTAAATAATCCCAATATGCTCATTCCCATTGCCAGTGCGCTGGGCTAACTCTTGTCGCCAACGGCTGGCCGCCAAGCTACCACTGCGCAACGGCGAAATATGATCCCGCATCATGGCCTCGTACTCAACCTTCCGTTTTTCCTCAGCCTGTTGCTCCTCATATTCAAACCTTAGTAAATACTCCTGCGCTCTTGACTCCGGGCTGCCACGCCGCCCATTGATCCCGGAACTATACCTGGCAATCAAACCCTGCAACGTGTCGGTCGTGGGCACCTTAGCCCACGGGCCATACACCATCTCATAATCTCCACATTCGGGATAAGGCCCCAACATAGGGGTAAACCCATCAACAGCCTTGTACGAATACCACTCCGCCTGCGTGCCATAACTCGAGGCAGGGAACCACTTCTCCAGAATCCACCCCGAAGCGTGGGGATACTTCTTCACCTCGCGCATCTCCGTAACCACGCGAATCGGCTTGTTGTCATGCCGCGTGAAGTTACACCCCGGAGCATCCGGGTTAGGCTGAAAATTCAATCCACCCTTCTCCGCTGTCGATAACCCCTCAGCCCAATCCCGATACACTCCAGACTCCTTCACCAACCGGTCGCCGCCGACCAGCAATCTCCATCGCGGCTTGCCAAAAGGATTTCTCCCCCCATAACTGGTAAGAAACCGCTGCGTGGCGGAAGGCACAATGTGGCTCATGCGTGCCCACCTGGATAAGTAAAGGGAGCCGTCTTCCTGCCGTACCAATTCGCGGACATCGAAGCGTCCGTGCTCTCCAGGTGATACCCCACCACCTCAGGGATGAGCCCCCGTTTCGCCCGGGGCCACGTCTTGGCAAACACCATATCCCCGCGTCCCGCATCGGTGTGGGCCACCGGATACTCACCAACCCCGGACACCGAAGGCGCCCACATCTGAAAGAATCCGATGGGAATATACCCGCCGCCCTCTTTGCTGGTAACCCGCGTGCCCAAAGGAAACGCATTCAAATGAACGTAGGCATCGCATTCATGCTGCAACACAGGCATCTCCAGAAAGCGGTCCCACTGTTCGTAACCCTTTACGCAGAACCGGTCGATGCCGTAGATCATGCTCGGGTCGAGGTTGGCATTCTTGAGCAGCAAGCGGGTCTGCGGCGGCAGCCAGATATCCGCGTCCAGATGAACCACCCACGCATTCCGGTCGAGCCGTTGCAGGCCCTCATTAATCCCCGCACCCTTGCAGAACTTGTTCCAGCGCGAATTCAGCGCGTCGGTCTTGATGCACTCCACGTGGTGAAACTCGCAGATGCGCTGCGTATCGCGATCCTCCGCCGAGGTGACCACCACGATGCGATCAAACAAATGTTTATTCGCCGGCAGCGTACAACGTAAGAAATCGGAGTAGCGGTCACACACCAGCACTGCTTCCATCTTGAAATCAGCATCGGGTAAGTTCACCGTGCCTCCGGGACAAGGGCCGTGATAAGACATCGATAAGCTCTCCAAAAGAAAAGGGCTGAGATGGTTGTCTCAGCCCCCGAGTAGTTAGTTGTAGACAGGGACCTTCAGGCCGGTAACCGAAGAAATAGCCTGAGGATTGTCGACCGCATACTGCCGCGCATCGACGTAATAGCATCCCTCATTGGCGGTCGGATTACCCGACGCCGGATCATAGATTTGAAACACCCACTGGCCGCTACGGTTCTTGAACCAGAACGGCGCCTTGCCCCACACCACCTTGAGCCACGAACCGAACTCCATGAAGTCGATGCGCGAATTGTCAGCGTGAATATTCCTGACCACTTCGCGACCGGCAATGGTGAACTGGCCCACGTTGGCGGTGAGTCCATCGAACCCCGGCATTTTGCCGTTGGTCATCAGGATCTCCTGCTTGGCGAAGCCCATCTCCTCGTAGGCCTGGATCTGCGCGGGATGCGCATGCCACACCTGCGACTTGAGCGCGTCCGTGCCCAGGCTCTGTTCCACCCGGCTCAGGGCCGCGCGTAACATGGGCAGAGACAGAGGAGCGCCGCCCGCAGCCACACCGTTCGCGACTACATAATTCTGCGTACGGTTGATGCCGAGGTACGTTCCCGTAGTTGCGGTGTTGTGGAAATACGGGATGCCGTACAGGAACACAGGTGTAGTTGCGGCCACACCTGCGACCATGATGAAGTCGCCCGCTACCGTCCCGGCGGGTACCGCATCCACGGTTATGGATTGCACCGACCCGAGCTTGTTGTTGACGTTGTTGACATAGCAGGTGCCGCGCAGCGTGTAAGTGTTGCTCATAACCTGCAACTGCTGCCCTTGCGAGATCAGCCGCGCGCCCCAGGGAGAAGAAGCCAGCACGATGGGGTTGGCACCGCCGCCGGCGTAGCTCGTATCCACCTGGGCGATTTTGCCGTCGCCCGCCTGCTGCAGGAACTGATCGCGATTCTTTGCCATCTGAACCGCAACGTCGGCCAGCGTCTTGGTGACCGGGCTTTCGGAAACAACCTTGGGTCCGCTGTCGCCGATAATGTCAACCAGCCGGGAGTACTCGACCGGGATGACTGTGGCCAGCGGAGTCAACGTGCCCTGATCCCATGCGCTGAAGTTACCCGCGGGCAGAATGCCGCCGTCCAGATTGAACAGCGAGACGTTGCCGGGAAATGCGGTCTGGAAGCGCAGACGAAAGCTGCGCAGCGAAACTGGAGTAATTGACCCGCGCTCAGAGATGCGGGCGTCCAGCTTGGCTTCTTTTTCGATGAGCAGCTTGATGACCTCGTTCAAGGCCTCAAGCTGCAGCTGCTGTGTCGTACTTGCCGTACCGATTATGTTGGACATGAGATTCCTTTATGTGTGGGTGAATGCCTGAATTGCTCACCGAGATGTCATCAGCTGCAGCACCCGAGGGAGAATTTGTTCCCTCGCGAGCTTGTCGAAGGGCTTGCCTGGGTTGGCTCGTTGCCATTCCGCCTGCGCGTGGTCGAAGGCAGCGCTGGAGTTCATGGTTGCGCTTCCACTGCCGGCCGGTCCGGTCGATCCCTTGGGCTCAGTCTTCTTCGTGCTGTCGATCTGGGCGTCTACCTTGGCGCGTTTGGCTGCGGAGGCGTTGGCGATCTGCACCCCGGCCTCGCGTAGTTCCTCCCGCGCCACTTCGGGGAGATACTGCTGCACGGCCCTGTCAATGGCCGCGAGACGGCGTTGGCGCGATGCATCGCCGAGCGGGAGCCGCTGCAAGGAGTGCATCTGATCCTGCAGCGCCGGGTTCGCTTGTATCTTGCGAATCAGCTTGGCGCCGATGGCTTTGGGGAGAATGTTCTTCAAATAAGGACTGACCACGCCGCCCTGCTTTTCCACGTTGGCAATGATCCTGCTGATGCCGTCGTGGATCCGCGTCTGGGCTTCCGTCTGCAATCCGTTTTCGAAGGACCGTCTCTCTTCCACCTTCTCGCCGTGCTGGCGCACATTGAGTGCGCGTTCCCTGCGGTCCAGCTCATCTGCCTTGCGCCGCAGTGCGTCTGGTTGTGCCTCTGACGCGGGGGAAGTGGCCGCGGATTCTTCCCTGAGGAGTTCCAGTGCATCTTTCGTTCGTTGGTCGCGCGTCCGTTCTTCCTCAGAGCGATAGAGATTTGCCTTGAGGCGTGAGGTTACATCGTGCGCGCGGTGTTCGAGGTCGAGGGAAACCACGTTGTCAACAAATCCAAAAAAGTCTTCGCCGATAACCGGCTTGCCATTCTGCATCACCACGTTGCCGTCGGCGTCACGCTCGTAGGAAAGCTCGGCGATCTTGCTGAGCGACGCCATGGTGCCTTCGCGGGTGGTCGATCCGAGGAAGGTCTCGCGCACGTCGACCCAGGTGGAGGAGTGGTCGAGTGCGGCCTTCGCCGAATCAAGGTCGGGAAAGATTTCCCGGTAAGGTTTCAGCTCCGCTGCCTCGCGGGCCGTCTTGTAAAGCTGACCTTTGAGCCTGGCATCGGCCTCGAGGAGCTTGCCGAAGTCCGGGTTGTCGGTCACCATCTGGCTGAGCAGTTCAGGCGTAACGACTGCTTCAACTTCCAGCTGAAAATCTTCTTCTTCGGGCGGAGCGGGGGCGGCCGCCTCGACCGGGACCACCTCCGTTATCTCCACCGCAGGTGCCACCGGCTCATCCGGAGCGGGGATAGCACCCAACTTTTCGCTGAGCAACGCCGCGGCGTAGTCTTCGCGAATAGGAAACTTGCCTGGATCCACCGAAGAGGTGGGAGCAGGCGTGGAAGGCGCTGGGGCAGCTGCCGGCGCAGGAGCAGAAACAGGCTCTGCCGCCGGAGCGGGAGCCGCAATCGTTGCTTCAGTCATAGTCTTCCTTCTAAGGAAATCGACGGGTGCCCCAGGTTCGCCAAAGCGTACCTGGGACGAAAACGATGGGCGAAGCCCAACGAACGCTCTTACTGAATGCCTACAAATCTCTGGGAAAGCGGTCGACGGGCTGCGCCCATCGTTCTCGTCCCAGGTACGCTTTGGCGAACCTGGGGCACCCGTCTATCCCTGCAGCTTATCGGCCAACTTGATCAGCGCATTTGCCGCCTGCACCTGGCCCTGAATATTTCCGCTCGTCGCGGTCGGAGATAAATGCATCAACCCACCCACCGTATTCACCACATCATTAATCTCGTGCGGAGGAACCTTCGGCGGCGCCATCTGCTGTGTCTCCATCGCGACCGCCGCGGTGAAATAAGCCAGCAGATTCTGCCAACCCGCCGGATTGTTATCCGGGATATCCGAGTTCTCCTGGCAATACTGCCGCACCACCTGCTTCAACACCGTAAAGTCATCAATCGCCTGATCCGGCAAAATCGTCGGCTTCACCTGGCCTGTCGGTTGCCCGGTCCGCGGATCGACCACCGGCACCGCCTCGCCCTGCAACAGCCGGTCAATAATCTGCAACACCTTGGACCGCATGGCCGCGCCCGGCACCACCATATTCGGCACCCCAAGAGCCGTCGCCGCCTGCTCCTGGTTCGTAGGATCATCGAAGATCGCCTGCGCCAGCGGATTGCTCGCCGCCGCCTGCATCAAATCCATCCACCGCTGGCGCAGCTCAGCCGCGGTCACGGGCAGCCCCTGGTCGGTATCCGCATGCGCGTGCACGCTGCCCTGCAGGTCATCCAACCGTATGTAATCGTTTCTGAACTCTGACCCTCGCTCCAGTACCACTTGCTTCATATCCGCGGTCAGGTTGTCTTTAGCGCAATTCACCGCCAGCTCATCGGCCTTGGCGTGTTCTTCTTTCAGGTTCTCCCAATAGATGTTCAGCTTGCCCAGCGCGGAATTCAATTGCTGTTGTTGCCCGCCAAACGTCTCGATCGACGGATCCCCCGCGCCTCCATAAACCTGCGGCGGAATGCCGGCGAACATCTGTGCGTTGAACGCCAGCTTATCCAGGTAGTTGAACGCCTCCTCATGCATCTGGAACTGGAACTGATACAAAGCATCGGCCAGGCGCACCGACCCGGGAGCTCCCGTCCGCTTCAACTTCACCAGGTTCAGAACCCCGGGCAGCATCGGCTTGCCCTGCAGCGATTTGGTATCGATCAGGTCCGCGTTGGCCAGCGTCACTCCAGAGGAGCAGCGGTCCATAAACTCATGCAGGATGTTCGCCATATCGTTGTAACGCTTTTGAAAGGGCACAACGATATCGCCGATCGATGGTGGAAACAACCCGAAACCCTCGTGTGTGCCCGCCCAGGTCCACTCCCTGGTCAGCGTGGCTTCACGTGCCGAAAGAAAAATAGCGCCCGTACTTATTAATAGAAGACCCGTGGGATACGCGGTGCGCATGCGTTCCCCAAACTCCTGATCGTCCTCCAGATCGAAGGCCCAGGGCTGGATCCAGGTCCGCGACAAGGTGGGCCGCTGATCCTGCAGAATGCTGGAGTTCGCCCCCGTCTGCGCGTACACCTGCTGCCGGGCGATGCGATCGATGCTGCCATTGGGAGAATGCTCGCTCGATGCATTGGCAGCGATCTGATCGTACATATCGGGATACGCTGCCCGCAGCGCGCCCACGTGCACCTCGACCTCCAGATTGAGGATGGGCGTCTGGCGCAGGTTGTTGGCCGCCGGGTC